CCAGAGGGAATCCTTACGGAAACCCACCCTTCCCGTTAGCTTCCCGTCCCACTATGGGACGGTCAACCAACGGGAACCCAGCCAAGTCTTAACGATGACTTGGCTCGCTGCAATGGATAATGAAGGGAAGAAGATCTCCTCTCCACTATCTTAGCTGCTTCAGTGAAGAACTGAAGCAGAGCAGCGCTGCCTTCGGACGGACGTACCCTAGTCTTGACAGACTGTACAAGACAGCGTACTTCCCTAATCTGTAGATCGGGATTCCACCTTGACTTAAGTGGAAGAGCCTCATCTATATAATTAGGGTACCATCCGAAAGAGCCCGATCCATGCGTAACCTCACGAATCCAACGGAAACGTGAAGCTTCGACTGTCTTCCGTATAAACGAAGACGACCATAGCCAGTCTCTTGAACAGAGATTGTTATGGACATCGACGCTTGATACGATGGATCCAGGCTTGGCCTGTCTTGGCACGTCGAGGACACTTACAGTGGTGACATTGTCACCGTCGTAGGCGTCAACGCCGCAAGACTCTCGAAACCTTCCGGTAACGAAAGTCTTAGCTTCGTTCACCTTAAGACCTAAGGCGATCAACGCGTCAATAGTGGCCCCAACACAGTCTGTGGGAACGATTAAATCGTCCCCAAAGACCCGGACCTCATCTCTTCCGAGAGCCCAGATCTCCCTAGCACATACCCTCTTCTCGCGTGCATAAAGCACCGATCCGAGGACAATGGCAAGGAAGAATAAGGACTGTACGGGAAAGGTGGTGGCGTTACCCATAGTAGAGTACTTTCTGAGTCGAATAAACTCAGGAGTTTTTCTACAGATATCCTGTCTGATGAATGCGGAGCGAGAAGCTACGCATGCATCCAGCAAAGTGGGACACTGTCGAAACAGTCTCTCCACATGCCAACAGGATATACGGTCAGAGGCACTGGACAAATCAATTGTACAGTGACTTTGACTATGGGAGGCCTCGAGTGCTAGGTTGCCATTCACATCTTGCCGAGCGAACTCGACAAAATTATGAAGAACAGACCTAGTGACCCGAGTATACAGGAAATCCCGAATGCTCTGCTGGCACCATTGAAGACTTGTAGGCTCCGAGGCGATAAGCCGTGGAGTCGACAAAGTTTTCGGTACTGCGCAGAGTTTGGCGGGATACTCTCTATGAGTATCACGTTCGGAAGATCTGTATAATGATGAGTCGAACCAATCAGCGTAATTTGCGCAAGCAAAGTCCGCCATTGGAAAGACTCTATCAAGCCTAGCAGGCCAAGAGTGAAACTCATACTTATGAGTTCCAAACCCACGGTCTGCAACAGCGCCAGGTCCATGTCGAAACCTCGTCTCTGCAGGGAGATATTCCCCCAGACACGATGAGATGAAGTCAGCAACCTGCTGAATACACTCAGCGTGCCTGAAATTCAGAGACGGGACCTCGGGGAAGATGGGTAGAACCATCTGCTTCGAAGAATCGGAGCTAGGAACGATGTCCACCATGGACACCCCACTAGTTCCACATTCGACGAAACTAGTCTTACCTGACCAATCAAGGTCGGGTAATCTAGTCTCGAGGTCAGTCCTGACAAACTCACGGACCGCATCACTGCGGGCCTTGGGCTTGCAGTCAACGCGAAGCTTACGGGCAACTCCTAAGAGTTGCCTTATGCAACGTATTGCCTGCTTGTCAGGATCTGGTTTCAAGATGCCATTAAGGTCGAACACGCGCAGGA